GCAAGGCCAGACACGTTAATAATAACGCCGGTGCCTTCAATGACAGTAACAGACCCCGGAGAGCCTGTAGCCGAAACGCCCGTGACGCCCGTATTGGCATCCGCAGTGACAAGAACGGAGCCTACCGAGCCCGCCGCCTGTAACCCGGTAACCGGAACATTGGCTTCCGCAATAACAGTAACAGACCCCGGAGAGCCTGTAGCCGAAACGCCCGTAACCGTGACCGGAATAGCCGCGCCCCACGGCCCTTCAGACCATGAACCTCGTCCCCATCCCGTAATCACAGCCATCGGATTTACTCCTTACGCAATGCGTATGATGGCGTTAGAAGCATCGGCCGTTGGGAATACTACCGTAAAGTCACCATTTGTTGACGTTTTATCCGATCCAAAGTCCAGAATAACAACCGCGGGGTTGCCCGACGCTGAGTCATTGTAGATCATCGCACCACGAGCCGTAATCGTTGAAGACGACCACGTGGTGTCTGCGAAATCAGTGAAAGCCGTCGTCCCAGACGTTGTTGGATCAACTCGTGTTAGAGTGTTTCCTCCCGCGCTATAACCGGTCCCGGATACCTCGTTAGACGTGGTATACGCAGTTGTGGCGGCATTAAAAGACGCACTGTTTGTGTAGAGAGCAATTTTAAAAGTGCTTCCCCCTGAGTTTTTAAAGTTATGCACGGCTTCAAGAATTTCTTTCTTGAAGCTTGTACACATGAAATTTCCTGAAAAGGCCATGCCTATGTCTCCTTATGTGTTACAAGTTCAGATTTCATTGTTTCGGCCTAATTAACATGCCGGTCCGATATTCATCGGTGACTTCTTTGGATTCGCCAAACATTTTCATGCCGCTAATGGCTTCTGTAAACCTTTTTTCGTACATAGCCATAACGTCCGCTTCACCCTTCATAAATATGTAGGCCTCCATCAAAGTTCCATAAAGCAGCGCCATTTGAGCGTTTTCGCTTAACCACGTCGTGCCGCTATCCGCTCCTGCGGTCAAACTTGCTGGACGATAGAAGTAATGTAACTCTACCGCATACGAACTATTGGGGGTTGGCCCCAAAATAAAGTTATCTACGTCAAAAACGGCGTAATACCTTGGTTTTCCCGTAGTCGTAGCATCGGGATTAAACGATTGCACAAAATCAACGTCTTTAAAGTCTAAAAACACGTGATCCCCGTCCGAATCCACAAAGGAAAGCGCAAAAGGCGACAAGTAATCGCTGGGGCAGGCTAAATACTTGTTTGACGCGGACATGCCGCCGCTTACATTCTTCTTAAACAGGCTTAATTGAACGTTTTTAAGAATACGCTCTTCCGCTTGTCGTATAAATAACGGCAAATTACTCACAAAAGTCGTTTCATCGTTCTCGGTATAGTCCTGAACGGCTTGTTTTAGCTGCGCATATGTAAAGCTCATGTCACCACCGTCACTATTCCAACCTGCCCAAACCCTGTGGCGGGCCGAAGATTAGGGTTTTCTACTAAAGGGACGCCAACATACACATCCATGGGTTCTACTCGGTCGGGCCGAGCATTTTGCAAGGCTTCTGGGTCCACAACCTTCCGAAAAGGGCCTAATTGAGGCTGTTTTGGTTCAAATTCGTCCGGTCCAACCAGCAACCCGTTCCATTCTTTACGCATAAGCACGTACCGATACCGTTGCCCGGATCGATCAGAAATAGCGTATGAATTTTTACCGGATGCGAATTTAGACATTATCCCACCCTGTAATATTCGTACTTAGGTACGACGTTGAAAGAAGACCGATCCCGGTCTTCCGTTGCGGCACGATCAAATTCTTCTTCGTAAACAGCTTTAAGCATTTGTATGCGGTTTGGGGCGCGTTTTAGTGCGATATAGTAAGCCAAACCCGCGGCTAAACACGGGTAAAACCGAAAGGGCATATCCATTGTATTCGTATATATGTCCGCATCATCCATGCGGGTAAGAGCGTCATAGTAAACAACGTCTGTACTGTTGTCTGGAACAGGCCAAAGTTTCAAAACTGGCGTAATCTGACGGTCTAAGAAGAATTGATTAACGCGCCCTTGCGTGGTTTTGTTGGGGATCGTTAAAAAACCGTCTCGACTCAAACGTTCAAGAGAATAGTCAGTCCCGTCGCGTTTAACCACGACAGACAAGATATCGATAACATCTTGACCTAAGTCGTAATCACCGTCTCCGGGAACCATGGTTACAGTACGCTGTTTAATAGTCCACTGGTTCAATCCCCGGTTAGCCCAGTCGGCAAGCATAAGATTTAACGACCTTTTGGCCGTTTTAAGGTCGTAACCAGTTCGAACTTCTAATCCGCAACGCTCAAACGCTTCTTCAACGTAGTCCGCCACATCCAGTTCAAAGTCTTTGCTTCCCGAAACAGTCATTTACTTCTTCCTAACTGCACCACCGCCGCGCATTTTCTTAACCATGCCGCCTTTGCGCATTTTTTTAACCATACCGCCGCCGCGCATTTTCTTAACCATACCGCCGCTACGCATTTTCTTTGTCTTACGAGGTTTCATCGCCATTTTTCAGTCTCCTGTAAAGTTTTTTACGTTTAGCATATATTTCGAGCGCATCATACTCGGGGTCATAGATACCATAATAACCCTTTTTGTCCAACTTGTCTGCCGATTCCTGTAGCTTAGACAGTCTCTGAACAAAAATCATAGCATAAGGCGTTTCAGTCTCCGCCTCAAACTCAACGTCTTCCACAAAGTCGTTAACGTCATCGTCCGGGTGAAAACCCATTAACCATATGTCTTTATCAATAAATGCACCGGTAGCAATAAAGTCATTTAAATCGTCTAAATACTCATGAAAAGCTTCCGGGGGTTTATCGTTGACCAAATCAACTAAAATAGCCAAATCAAACTTATCGTCATATCGGGACACACAAGAATATAAGGATTGGTAACTCTCTTCATGCTTAAAAACAATGGCCACCTTTTCATCGGCCCACGCCTGCCTAGCATATGGGCACGGAGGAACGCCGTTAAAATGCGGGCTTGGAACCTCCAAAACCTCTTTTGACCAGCGCATTATTTCTGTTTTTATAGAAGTTTCCAAGGCTACAGTCATGATTGCGTCACCGAACCGCTAGTTCTTTTGCGTCTTTCGCTCATAATTGCCCCACAACCTCGTGCAACGGCAGTTCCGGGTATAGATTTTCCCTTAAACTTGCGCTTGGGTTTTGTTACTTCACCCCCCAAAGCCATCCGGGTTACTTTCGCCGCCTTAGTGTTCGAAACAACCTGCTTGCCTTTAGAGCCTGCTTTTTTCTTTTTACGTGCAGTTGCAGCCCGCTCAGACTTACTAAGACTTTGAGCTTTAGAGCGAGGTAAACACCGATCAGGGTTCTTTTTATCTTTAGAAGTACCGCATTTGCCCGCGATATTACCTTGGCTATCAATCCTAACCCAATCTTCATCTACCCAATCCTTCAAATCGCCCATTACTTGCCCCTCCTTTTTCCGCCCTTAGATTTTTTGGCGTAGTTAGGGTCTTTACAGTATTTAGAAGCGGCAAGGTTGGCGTAAGCAGAAGGGTACGTGTCAAAAGTGCGTTGAGCCCAAGCTTTACCTTCAGGGCATATTTTGCTGCCTTTACTCTTAGACGATGCTTTTTTTGACTTCTTTGAATAAGCCATGTGTTTATCCCATCAATTTACCAACAAAAGGTGCAATTAAAATCAAAACTGCCAAGCCCCAAAGCTTTAGGTCAAAAGCTTTTAACGCGCTTTTGTTTTCAGACAATTTTTCTTCGATCCGTTGATACCGTAGATTGCACTCCGCTTCGTGCTTTTCTAGTTTGCCCAACACTTCAAGTATTTTCATTTCTTCATCACCACGCTTTGCACGACCAGTATCGGGCGCTGAATTTGTCTTTTGCCGTGTCACAAGAGTGTCTTGCGCGGAAACTTTTTCTGTTTTTGGGCTGATCTTTTTTGATAGCCATCTGGGGGTCCCCGAAGCGGACCAGCTTAATTTCTGTGCCTTTTTTAGCAAGTACGGCGCTTTTTTTCGCTTTACCCGGAGTTCTTTTGGGTTTGTTAAATCCGGCAAAGGTTTCGCCCCTATATTTTATTCGGCCTGAAGGCGTTTTAGTCACATCTTTAGTAGTCGCCATACTAACCTCACTTCAGATACTTAGCTATAAAACACCGTTGCAGACGTACACGCGGTGAAGGCGGAAATATAAATATCTCCTACGCGAATACCTTCATCTGGGATGTTGACAGAATGTGTGTCGGACGCGTCTAAGTCCATATCTAAAACCGTAGAACCTCCGTTTCCATCGGTAAATGTAATCCGAGGGGAGCCTGTGGTGGTCTTTATTTGAACTTGACGGATGCGAGCGGGCCCAACACCAGCGGAGCCGGTGCTTGACAAACGTTTCGATTTTACATCAGAACCAGCCAT